TGTTACGCTAAAGCGAGGTTCACGTATTGCTCGGGAGGTGGATCTTGAATATGGTGTATATGTCGGGGGACAGAGTTCAATCGGCGAGTGCTCTTGTATACAGCGAAATACGCACATTGATGATCACGTCGTAATTCAAGAGTTTGTTCATTTGGGGGATGATTCTGTAATTGAAAAAGGCGCGTTTGTGTCTCGTAATACAACCCTGCCCAAGGGGGCGGTTGTTCCTTCCCCCTACACAAAAACAAACGAGGAGGAAGTATCGTGAAGAAGAGTTCTCTTTCGAGCAGACCGTTTTTAGACATGAAAGAGGACGACCGAGTGGAATATCGACGCCGGTTTGAGGAATGGTGTTTAGTGCAAGAGCATGTTGGTTCACAAGAGAAGCAGCAGGATTTAGAGAAAAGGTACTTAGAAGAACTAAGTATTCAAGAGGCACATTTTCAGGAGGATATATGAAAGCGACTATTTTTACAAAGATTCGTAGTTTTATGCAAAAGCCGGGACATTACGCTGATATCGAAGGGGGCGCTCCCTTTGTACTTTGGGGGCTTGATTTTCATGGCAGGCGGACGGAGATCCGTTTTAGGGAGCAAGAAATTACAGACAGTTTCTATGAGCTAAAAGATGGGGATCAGCTTTTTGTTACTGGTGAATGGGCTGAGGATCATTTTGCCGGATATCAGCTTTACCGTAAGATATCGACGCAGCCATGATGTGGATTGCCGGAGGAGGAGTACTGCTCCTGTATATAGTCTTGTCTGTTGAGAGTGCCTATAGAACGCATGTACTGAAACAAAATTGGAACCAGATAGTGATAACTGTTTTGTTCTCTGCTAAACTCACGGAAGAACAGTATCAGAAAATCATGGAGAAAGGGTTTCATCTTTTGAAGTTCCCAAGCCCGTGGAATCCATTAAGATGGAAGTCCTTTACTTGTACGGATACCAGATTGTTTGACCTGATACTCAGAAAGGCGGAGATGCGGTGAGGGAAAAACACAAAGACTAAAGAGTTCCTTGAAGGAGGGCGTTGTATGAGTGGTAACTTGAGAGCACATTGGCGACGAGAGTGGAAAGTGTATCAGAAAGAACGGTCGTATGAGAAGGATATTTCTTTTCGAGACTTTGTGAAGAAGATCTTCGGTATTGAGATCCGACAAGACCCCTCCAAAGATAGTGAGAGGGTTTCCTTACAGTAGGAGCCTTTTCCACACATAATGATAGCAATTACTATCATTTCACACTCGCAATAAAAGACCGCTTCGGCGGTCTTTTTCTTCGTTAAGTTATTAAGATATATTATATGCTATACTCCTTCTTCTGAAGGAGACATCATTATGGCTGTGAGTATTGATAAGATTTTAGGCAAGAAGGAAGATCCGGAAGAGGCCCTTACTCGCTTACAGAAAGAGTTTTCCCTCTCTGATAAACAAAGGGACTTTGTGTATCACTATGTACGTACAGACGGGAACCGCCGTGTTGCTGGTATGGATGCTGGGTATGTTGCCGACAAGAGAGCTTTGATTGAGGACGAATACAATCAAAGTGTTGCCGCAAAAAAGGCGAGAAACGTGATGGGTGTAACGACCACTACGTTGATGAAGAACCCAAAGATCAAGAATGCCATCGCTCAGTTTGAAAGTATCTACAAGAACAGAAAGAAGTCTGAGGTTCAGGACGATGTGTATAAGAACACGCACCTCATGGCAACCTATGATATTCGTGACTTTGCTGATGCTCTTGTAGGGGACTCTGCTATTGAAATTGCAGAGAAGATTAGAAATCTTCCAGAAGATGTGTCAAAAGCGATCACCGGAATAGAGTTCAAGTATCTCGGAAAAGATGCGGATCGTTTTGTTGCGAATTTCAAGTTCGCTGACCGCCACAAGAGCATGGAGTTCCTTGCGAAGTTGACAGGCATGTTGGTAGACAGGAAAGAAATCAACAATGTTGGTAATTCTCTTCCCACCATCAATATCGCTGTCATGGGGGGTCCCGGAAGTGAAGTAAAGACAACCCGGATGGCTAAGAAGGTAGAGGCCGAAGACGAATGAGTGATACTTCATCCCCTACTGACTTTATGAATCTACAACTGTTTCCCAAGCAGTATGCCGCCTTAACCACTGAGGCAAACGAGATACTGTATGGAGGTGCCGCAGGAAGTGGAAAAGCGTTAGCACTCTTTACTCCCCTACTTACAGCCAACAGAGGTTGGCAGACAATGGAAAGTGTAGAGGTGGGAGATCTTGTTTTTGATGAAACAGGATGGCCTACTCAAGTAGTCGCTAAGTCTGAAGTGATACAAGAACGTACTTTCAGACTGTGGTTCGATGGGCATATTACGATTGTTGCCGGAGAGAATCATGATTGGGGGACTCAAACAGTAGCGGAGAGAGCGGCGAACGATATGCACGCTCCGGCTCGACCTGTCCCGTACAGGCTCCGGAATACCTTAGAAATCTTTGAAACTCAGATCACAGAAGATGGAAACCCCAATCACACTATTCATAAAGCAAAACCTCTTCGGCGAGAAGAGACGGAATCCTCCGTGGATTCAAAAGAGGATGATTCTGCGTATTGGCAGATCACTGCGGTAGAGGAAATCCCCTCAGTACCACTGCAATGTATTCAGGTAGATTCTGAGTCCCACATGTATTTGGCTGGGGAACACCTCATTCCAACTCATAACTCTTTCCTGCTCCGGTACGTCGCCATCATGTATGCTTTTGCTATTCCTCAGCTCTCTATTTTCATATTCCGAAGAAAATACTCTGAGTTGATGCAGAACCACATGTGGGGACCGAATGGGTTTGTAGCTTTGCTTGATCCGTGGGTTCAGTCTGGACGTATCTCTATAAATATGAGTGATCGTCGGATTGACTTTAAGCACGAGGGGGGAGGTGTTTCACAGATATTCCTACGACACATTCAACACGAGTCGGATGTTTATTTGTATCAGGGGGCTGAGATCCACGTTCTTCTTCTTGATGAGGCAACTCATATCAGTGGTTCTATGTATAAGTTTCTCAGAACACGTGTTCGTAGTGGCGGTCTACGTATTGACCACAACGAAGTGAAGAAACGAGTACCATTTTACCGCGAAGGAAAGATCCCCTTCATCCTCTCCGCTACGAACCCCGGAGGCGTGGGAGCTTCTTTCTTCAAGAAATCTTTTGTTGATCCGGCACCGCCCAATATGATATGGGATGCTCCCGCTAAAGAGGGAGGTATGTCTAGAGTTTTTATTCCTGCCTTTTTGTCAGATAATCCTGTTATCATAGAAGAAGATCCCTTCTATGCAGACCGCCTTTTAGGGATTGGGGGCAGTTGGGCAAAACGTCTCTTAGAGGGTTCGTGGGATATTATTGACGGAGGAGCTGTGTCCGATGTGTGGGATCATGAGGTTCACGTTCTTCCCCAACTGGTCATTCCTCTCAATGCCAGTATATTCAGAGCTTTAGACTGGGGAACATTTCACCCTTCAGTGGTTCTGTATGCTTTGAAGGCTACAGGAGAACTGTTACATACTGTCACCGGAGAGGAGCTGTTGATTCCGAAAGGCTCTATCATCATTGTACATGAGATTTACAATTGGGACGGTGAGGATGAGAACGCAGGAAACAGGAAACCCGCAACTGAGGTAGGAAGGCAGATAGCGGAGTTCGAGTCTCAAGTGCCTTGGCGGGGCAGAATTAAAGCGGGTCCGGCAGATCGTCAGATATTCCAGCAACGCGGAGGAACGCACGACACTATTGATAACTTGATACGAGCAGGATATAACGGTTACATGGAAGAAGTGTCAAAACAAGACAGATCCTTCCACTGGCAGTACAATAAACGTACTCTGTTTGAGATGGCCGACCAAAGCACAGGTAGCCGGGTTACAGGATTATCACTGGTAAGAGATTTTTTGCAAGCTGCTGTAAACTACTATGCTTACGGGGACGACAAAAGGGGTTTGTTCTTTACTGAGAACGTCCGGCACTGCATAGCTACTATTCCAGAGCTTCCTCGTTCTGAGACCAATCCAGAGGATGTTGAGACAAACCACGTTCCAGACCATGCCTACGATGTGGTGCGTTATATTTGCATGACCCAAGCGGGAGAGTTTATTCCGCTGACTATCCAAGGCTTGTAGGAGAATAAATATGGCTTTTGAATTTTTAGCTGACGTTGTAGAGGGTGAAAGGATTTCTTTCAATCCCAAAGTTTTGCACCCAGACTATATTGAGATGCGAGACGAATGGCAGAAATGTCGGGATTGCTATGCAGGAGAAAAGAAAGTAAAAGCACGAGGACAGGATTACCTCCCCATGCTCAATAGCCAGTCTCCTTCCGAGTATGAGAAATACAAGATGCGAGCACAGTTTTATGGGGCTACGAACCGAACTGTTGAGGCGTATCTTGGGATGATTTTCCGGAAACCTGTGTCATTCAAAGCCTATTACAATAATGAAGAGTCTCTTGAACTGGATGCTTTTATACAGAAGTATCTAAACAGTATGACTGTTGATGCGAAGGGGATAAACGAACTCGCTCACCAGATCACAGAAGAGATCATTGTTACGAATCGTTTGGGTATTCTTGTAGATATGCCTCGGATTGAGGATGAAATGTCGGTGTTTGAGTATGAGCAACGAAAGATCCACCCTGTTTTGTCGCTCTATCCCGCTGAGAGCATTCTGAACTGGTTTACCGTGAAAGAGAACGGAGAAGACCTCCCTATTCTTTATGTTCTATATGAACCCTATCAGGCGTTCAAAGATGGAACACTGGAAACCCAGATTACTGCTGGATATCGTATCCTTTATTTGGAGAATTGGCAAGACCCTCAAAACCGGAGATACAAGAACATACGAATTAAAGCTGAAAGTTTGTTCGCTGGAAATTCTGGTCCTTTGGTTGCAGAATCGATCACCTATCCTATGAATGATGGAGAGTATTTCCGACATATCCCCTTTTATGTTCTGTCCGACCAAGGCATGGATTACACAAGAATCAGGATTCCAATGATCTCAGACCTTGCAAATGTGAATCTGGGTCATTATCGGAATAGTGCAGACCTTGAAAATGAATTGCATTTTGTGTCACTAAAGACAATCGCATATCCGGGATGGGACCCCCAAGAATACGGACAACCTCGTGTTGGTGGTGCAATCGCTACTCCAAAAGATTCTACGCCAGTCCTATTGGAGCCGTCTTCGGACTCGTCCATTCGAGAAGAGATGATCTTGAAAGAAGCTCGATTGGCAGTTTTGGGAGCTGAGAGAATTTCTCAGAAACAGCGGTATCTTCCTTCTGCGTCTGTTGCAGAGATTACGGCTTCTGCTGAAGCGTCTGTTATTCAAAACTTCTTAGCCTCTCTGAATGTGGCGATGAACCATGTCATTCAGGACGCTATCTCTTGGGCTCGTCCGTTCTGGCCTGAATATAGTCAGGAAGATCTGGAAGTCATCATCAATATCAATACTGATCTTGCAGAGAACTCCTTGACCGGAGCAGACTTGGTAAACTTTATTACTGCCTACCAACAGGGAGGAATCTCCCTCGATACGTTGTATTACAACTTAGAGAGACGTGAGATTTATCCAACTGGATGGACGAAAGAGAAGGAATGGGAAGCTCTACGAAAGACTCAAGATGAAATCCTTGGAGTAGCTATGGAGCAGATTGTGAAAGGTGCTACAAACAATCCGTTTTTCCGGCAAGAGGATGAGACGTCACCAGAAGGGGAAGGTGGCGAACCTATAACCGCTGGAAGGGGAGCCGATGTGACTGTGCCCGAGCGAGGTACGAAAGCCAGAGTGAGGTCAAGCTAACGTATGAGTCGGACAGATGAATTACTCGACAAGGCTGTGCTATTGGGTCTTCTTGTTGATCAGTACAGTGAACAATACTTTGACGAGGCTTTAGCGGCGTATCGTCTAATGGTACGTCGTGTTGCAAGAATCCTGCGTCCGGAATTTGGAAGCACTCCTACCCTTTCACGAAGAAAGCAATTGATGTCGGAGTTGAATGAAGAGATAGCCCTGTATGAAGAGAATCTTCGTTCGTATGCAGAGGATCAATTGGTGGAGACGGGGAAGGCTGTTTACGATAGACAACAGAATCTTGTTTCTGAGGTAGATGATTCTGCGGAGTTTCGAGATCCCCCAAACTTACAGCGAGGACTATTCGCCAAATATCACGCAACAGAGAATGGAAGAGTAATTCAACTGGATGCAATGTACGCCTCACACATTGATTTACTGAGACGGCAACTCAATGATGTGGTGAATAGGCTCGGGACGATTGTTGAAGAGGAATCTGTCGCTGAAGGATATCTAACCTCTACGGTGGAGAAGAATCAGAAGGTTCTGAACGCAGTCTCTCTAACAAGTGTAGCGCTTGTGGCCTCCTTAGCAAAACAGGCTTTCTACAATCGGAACAAGAGATTGTTTCAGGGATATCAATGGGTTTCTGTTCTTGACAGTAGAACGACAGCTTATTGTCAAGAACGACACATGAAAGTGTGGTACTATGATGATCCGGAGAATTCCACACTTGCTTCTGAAGAACACCCTCCAGGCCACTTCCGTTGCCGGTCCCAAACTGTTCCAATCTTCAAAGGAGATGCGGCTGTTAATTCACCCACTTTTGCTGAGTGGTTTGAACGACAAACTTCCGCTACGAAATTAGAGGTACTGGGTCCCCGGAGATACGAGTTGTATCGGAAGGGGGTTATAGACATATCAGATGTCAATACTGTTCGAGGACAAAGAAGGACTATTCAACAGCTACGGGACATGAATTAAGTCACCTATAAGTAGGTATTTACGGTTCTGTAGTATACTTTACCAAGAATGTAAGAACCTACATATTTGTAGGTTTCTACTCGTGGGTCTAATTACGATAATTAGATACAAAATCATTTATCAGATCGGAGATCAAACGTATGACGCTTGAAGAATTTAAGAAGCTGGTTCAAGATCAGCTCGGTGAAGCCCTTTCAGAGAAAGGCGATGGTGTTTGGACGGAAATCGAAAAAGGTTTGGATGCAGTAGTGCAGACTAATCTTTCTGGTGTTATTGAGAACAAAGAGAAGATTCTCTCGGAGAAGAAGATTCTTGCAGACAAGCACAAGCAACTTGAAGATCAACTACATGCTTTCAATGAAGAGGGAATCACCCTTGAGGCGTGGAGTGAATTGAAGCAACAGGCAGAGCTTGGTAACACTGAAAAGAATAAGGATGTCTCTTCACTTCAGAAACAATCGTATGAGCAGGGCCGGAAAGCAATGGAACAAGAGTTGCTACCCAAGCTCAAAGATAAAGAAGAAGCGGAGAAAGAATCAGCACAAGCATACACGGATTTGCGGACGAAACATATCGAAGCCCTTGCCGACGTTGAGATTAGTCGAGCGTTGAGCGAGTTGAACGTCGAGACGGACCCGTTCTGGCTGAGTGGGCTCCGGCACAGTGCTACTATTGAGTATGTGGAAGCGGAGGGGCAAGTTCAGATTGAGCTTCCTAATCCGGGAGATCCACAACAGCGATTGCCGCTGAAAGATTGGAAACGTATCTTTCCGTCAACTGACGAAGGGAAGCGTCGGATCAAGAAGCGGTCAGGTGGTAGCGGAGCGAATGGATCAGATGGTGGAAGTGGTGGTAGAGTATCGCTTTCCGACACCATTGCGGGACTAGGTTTCCCAGGCAAAAAATAAACTCTAAAGGAGTAACTAATGGCACTTAAAGATATTTTTCGAGAGGTCGCAATTCAGCGATCAGAAAAACAACCGGACCTTGTTGACTATGTTCTGGAAGAGGCTCCGATCCTCGGAATGATGCCCATGCAACCGACGACTTCTGGTCTCAGTCACCAGTATGAAGTTTTGATGGATGCAGACGCGGCTTCGTTCGTAGATTTGGATCAGGAACTTCCTAGCATTAACGCCGAAACGCGGGTGGAAAACACCAAGGTCGGATTGCTCGGCGGTGAGATTGAGGTTGGAGAAGACAAGATCAATGAACTTGGGATCTCCGCTGCGGATTACTTCGCACGTAAGATGCCCCATATCCTCAAGCACACGGGTGCTCGGACTGAACAGGCTATGCTCTACAACTTCCTTCGTGCTCGGGCCATCCAAGCCTACAACGACAGTGAGTTGACGCACAAATCTGAACATCTTATGAGCGCAGGCGGGAACAGTGGTACTAACTACTCCATTATCTTTGTAAAGTGGGAAATGGACAATATGTACGGACTGTATAACCCGAGTGGGTTTGGTAACGGTATGCTTTTTGATATGCAGGCCATTAACGGTGGTAGCCTCTATCATACGAAAGCAAGCGTGGGTAAGGTTCTGGGATACGGTCTCCGGATTAAGTCGCACTTTGGACTTCTTGCAGGAAACCCACGGAATGTGGCAGTTATTGCAAACATTGACATCTCGGATGCGGTTGATACGAACTGGGATCTTCCGACCGCTTACCAGATGGATGATGCTGTTGCGGCTATTCGTGGAGCGATGGGTGGAAATACCATGATGCTCATGCACCCGAAGGTTAAGACTGCGCTTGGCAAGTATAAGACGGAGAAGATTGAGCTTACTACGGCTGATCAGAACCTTCGCTTTACGGTTGATGCGTGGAACGGTATCCCGATGTTGTCTTCTTACAACTTTAAGAAGGGCGATGAACCTAACGTAACGGTTTCCTAAGACGACCGTTTCCTAACGCGGCGATTTACGTCGCGTTAGGCTGATTAAAAGGAGAATATAATGGCAAAAGCAATTGAAGATTATTTGGGTGTTAGGGATGTTCGTTCCGCCCCTGACCTGATTTTTGACGGTCAGACGGTTACGGCGAACGATACAGTCGCCTCTGCGGCATTTAACGTAGGGAAGACTCAGTTGGGACTTGAGATTGTGATTCACGTCGATACTGCTATTGTACTTGCGGCGACTCAGGTGCTCACGATTGATTACCTTTATGGTGACTCGTATGCAGAATCGGTTTCCCTGTTCAGTGCAACTGGTACTGCGTCAACGGGTGATACGTTTGCGGCAGGTGAGCTTCTTCGGTTTGCTCCCACTTCGGATCTTCCGACTTCAGGCAAGCTCCAGATTGTGAATGACGATGCTGCCTTGACCGGAGCGGTTAGCGCTTGGGTTGAATACGTCGCACGGTAACAGATCCCCTAGGAGGAGATATGAGCACTTACCTCGATACAAAGACAGGTAGGTGGTTCAAAACTCGGGCTGAACTATTAGCGTTCCAGCGGGGAGAGGATAAAACCTCTCCTCGTTTTGTTTCCCCTGAGCAGAAGAACCCCCACACCGACGAAGTTAAACAAGAGATCAAGAAGATTGAAACTCCCGTCCCCGAAACGTCGAACAGTTCAGACAAAGAACCAGATGCGTTTGATGTCATGATTAAGGACGCGCTTGCTAAGCCAATGGACGAGATGAAAGATGAGTTGAAGGAGCGGTTTGGCGTTGATGGACGCGCACTGCGTTTTGCGGGTGAAGATGAGTTGAAAAAATTGTATGTCGAAAAGATGCGGGATGTTTGGTTGGCTAGAGCATAGGAGGATGTATGTTATTCGTACCAGAAACAGGGGTAGGACTCCCCGATGCTACTTCCTATATTGATCAAACCACGTTTGAATCCATCTCTGATCTATTGGGATACAACTATGCAGAACTGACTGCTGAAACTATTGAACAGCGGCTCGTTCGTGCGACTCTATTTATAGATGCTCAATATCGCAGACGTTTCCCCGGCACACGACGGTTGACTACTCAAGCACTTGAATGGCCCCGAGAGAAAGCAGAATACGTAGATGGCGCGGAGATTGCAATCGACGCAGTACCGAAAGAGGTACAGATTGCCACCGTCGAGTTGGTCTATTTAGTGGAACAAGGAATTGCACTCCAACCAGTGCTTAGTGCGTCTGGTGAGCTGACGTACAATCGACAGAGAGTCGAAGGCGCTGTTGAGCAAGAACAACGCTTCTCAAGTAATAATGCAAACCACCGTGACATTTTTACCTTAGTGGAAGACGCCCTTTCCCGGATTACGGGAGGTATGGGCAGTTACTACGAGCTTCGGATTCAACGGGTTGGAGGTAATGGGTAATGGCTTTTGACTACGGTAATATCCGAGATACAGTAGCTCTACCTCTTATCAAGGAATTTGGACAACCTATTGTGGTGTACCGAACAGAAGATACCGTAACATACACACGGGTCTACAACCCTGTTACCATGAAGTACTATTGGGTAGATGATATTGGGACGCAATATGACACCGAGCCTACAGAGACACAGGTTGAGTATGAAGGTTTCGGAATTGTCAAGACGTATGATACTGAAGCTGTTGATGGGACGTTGATACGAGCAGACGATATTTTGTTGATTTCGACGGGCATACCTCAACCCCAAATGGGGGATCTTTTTTTAGTGAATGGAAAAGAGTATCAGTTTGTGAATAATCAGACAGTTGCGCCAGGTGGTGTGGATATCGTATACAAGACTCAAGTGAGGGTATAATGGCGTTTAACAATGAGGCTGCTTTACATCGATTAGAAGCGAAGATAGACAAAGCCCTCAAGAAACCCACTATGATAGTGAAGCATGCTGCAAAAACTGTAGCAGAAGAACTTGTGGATAGAACTCCTCGATTCTTTCCAGAAGACCCAGAATCGGGGAATACTCGTGCAAATTGGCGATTAGGGGTTGGTGGGCCTGACACCTCTTACAGTGAGGGAATAGCAGATTACGAAGGGTCTTCTACTAAAGCCACTCTCCGTGCAGAAATACAATCCACTCCTGTGACAGCAAAGACGGATGTCTTTATCACTAACAGCTGCCCTTCTATGCCTTTTCTTGAGTTTGGTCTGTATCCTAATCCTCCTCGTGTAGGTTCTTACAACCCTTACACGGGTGAAACAGAGATACGCTCTAGTGGTGGGTATTCCCTTCAAGCCCCTCAAGGTATTGTAGGAGTTACTGCTCTTAGATGGAGCGAGATTATCTCAGATGCCATAGCCCGATATAACCAACCGTAACCTGCCTTTCCGCTATCCTAAACAAGAAGAGTAATCCTTTATGTATGTGCTAAAATGCTTTATGCGTTTTATGGGGGAGAGATGACTGTATACGATATCGAAGCAGTATTGAATAATCGTTTGATGGAATACGCGAACGACCCCCTAACAACCATAGGCATGGAGAATGTCCAATGGGGGAATATGGAATATACTCCCGTAACAGGAGTTCCGTATATAGCAGGGAACTTTGTACCGGCTTCTTCGGCCCCCGTAGGAGTAGGCCAAGAAAGTCTAATCCGGGAGATTGGATTTTACCAGTTGTCCGTGGCTGTGCCGGGAGGCGACGGTAAAGCGCTTATCAAGAGTATCATAGCGGAGCTGCACCAGTATTTTAAGCAAGGACTTGTCTTGGCGTTGGATGGGGTTGAAGTACGGATACAGAGGTTTCGTATTTTTAATACGTTTAGTAGCCCAGACTGGTATGTTCAGATTCTACGAGTGGAGTGGCGATCTGATATCTCTAACCAATAAAGGAGCATAGAAAATGGCAACAGGATCAAACAGATTTTTACAATATGTGAAACAACAGGACAGCCCCCGACAACTTCCAACTTCCGCGAAATTTGTTCGACTTCGGAACACAGGCGGTGGAGGGATTGCAAATAACAGGACGAACATTACGTCAAACGAGATTCGTGATGACCGTCAGATTATCGAAAGTCGGCTTGGGCAGAACCAGCCAGATATCAGCGTACCCTTTGAACTCTCATTTGATAGTTTTGATGAGCTGATCTCCGGCGCTCTCGGTCGGAAGTGGCACGGCGGATATACCATTATTGCTGAAGCAGAGGTTACGACTGGTGGTGTTTTCACCCTTCAGAGTGGCGCGTGGGCAGATCACCCTATTTCAGTAGGGGATTACGTACTCATTAACGGAACCGCCAACACGAATCTTGTTGGAGAAGTGGGTGTTATTGGGGGCTCTGGTGGTGCAGATATGACCGTCTATAACATAGGGACCACTACGGGAATGACGACTTCGACGGAGACTGTTACGTTCTATTTTATTACAGGACACTACGCAGAAGAGATCGATACGTCTGCAATCGGACTTACCGTTGCGGCTACGGGGCAGACAATTACTCGTGCGAGTGGATCGTGGATTGATTTGGGAGTTGAGATCGGAGATAAGATCCATTTCCAAGGGTTCAGCACTCCGGCAAATAATGGATGGGTAGAAGTTGAGACAGTGACAGCAACAGTAATTACTGTGAGGGATGGAGCGTTAGCGGACGAGACCATTAGTACGGGGACTGTTCAGCTTATTACTTCGTCCGGATTTGTTACGGTGGGGAATGATCTCGGGTTCTATGCGATTGAAGAGGGCTTTACGGACATTGACAGTGGAAAAGACATTGATGGTGATGATGTAAATGCAGGTGTCTTCCACCACATCTTGGGGAACTACATTGGTTCTTGGAATCTTAGTATCCAACCGGATAGTGTGTTGACAGGTGAGTTCAGTTTTCAGGGTTTGGTGTATAGCGGCTTCCAGAGCGCTACTTCTGCGGGCGAGGTACAGGAATCGAACACGAACAATGTGTTTGACTCGTTCACGGGAAACCTTATCATTCCCAATGCTCCTGAGATTCAGTCAGTAATTACTGGACTGGACTTCACGCTGGATAATGGATTGAATCGCCGGTATGCTCTTATGGACAAGAACGCAATCTCGATTGGAGATGGGCGGTCAAGTGTTAGTGGATCGCTGAACGCATACTTCGAGAATGCGGATCTCTCAAACATCTTCGAGAAGGAAGTAGAGATTCAGGCGAGTGTTCGTACAGAAGACCTTAGTGGAAATAGTTACACCTTTGGATGGCCAAAGATGAAGTTGTCGGGAGACACCCGAGACATCAGTGAAAGTGACGTTACGCAAAGTTTGAACTTTCAGGCTTTGGGTGGGACGGCTTCAGATAAGAAGAAGACCATGTACGTACTACGCCAACCAAAGGTTGCGTAAAAGAATAGAAGGATTTAGGGCCACAGAGATGATCTCTGTGGCATCATCACAAAATAGAAAACGGAGTGTTCTATGGATTTTAGTCAATTTGATACGAGAAAGAATAGTGAAGAGGGGGTATGGTGCCCCATTTATTCTCCCGACGGTACCTTGCAGGTTGCAGAGTTTAAGCTCGCTGGACGAGACAGTAAGATTTTGAAACGAAGACAGCAAGAGATTGCAAAGCGGAATCAGGGGAAAAAGAAGATCACAGCAGCAGAAGAAGAGCAGGATACGTATATCACATTGGCTCTATGTACCCTTGACTGGCGAATGGTTGAAGAGGACGACAAAGGAAACATTAAGGCTGCAAAGAAGAGCGTCTTAATTGAGGGCGGTACGGAAATTCCGTGCAACTATGAAAATGCAAAAGAGTTTTATGAACGATGGCAGTATGTTGCCGAACAGGCGATTGAGTACATCGCGGATCGTTCCTATTTTTTGTCGAATTAGCTGAGATCTTTGAGACCACCATCCTCCAGGAGATGAAGTTGAACTGGGAGGAGGATGGTGTTAGCCAAAAGTCTCGGCTAGAACAAGTTTGGTCACAAACAGGAAAGAAACCAAAAGAGTTAGAACTTGAGAGACTTCCTTTTGAGCTTTCCTACCTACGGGAAGTATTTTGGGATCTTTGGAGTAGTGAGGGGTGGAGTTGGTCTGAAGTATATTATCATGGTTTGGTGCG